ACAGAGCATCATCTTCGTCTTCGTCATTAGAAGAACTCACGACAGGAAGTTCAGGTTCGGGACGACGTGAAGTAAAGTCGGGAGTATAAGATCCACGATCATTGTCTTCATCTTCAACCTCTTCATCCAGACGAGGACGATTAGAAGACTTCTGACCCAGAACCATCTTCAGACGTGCTTCCAGTTGCTCATAAGTCTTGAACTGATCAGGAGCAGTTACTGCAGCAAGAGAATACTGCTTTTTCCAGACTGCTTCCAGAGCATCATCATCCTCTAGAAGAGGAGCAACACGATCAAACTCAGACTTATCATAGTTCCAATAACCGTCTTTCTTGACGATCTTCAGTTTGAAGTTAGCACCTGCCCAGAAATCAAAAGGATTGATGGGGGTCTCATCTTCAAACTCAGGTTGCATCGCTTCCATGATCTTGTCAAAGATCTTCTTACCGAACTTGAACAGGAAGACACGACCTTCGTTTGCAGGATTAGTAGGATCCTTAACTACATAAATGTTGCTGTAGTAAGACAGTTTACGCTTCTGCTTACGAACAGTTTCTTTGTCAGCATCAACACCACTATTCCACAGTTCGCGGTTGTACTCAGAGACAGGATCCTTACCACCAGTCGTGGTCAGGGAGTTCTCAATATACCAACCACCAGGACCTTGGAATGCATGGGAATACATTTTTGCCCAGGGAAGTTCTTCACCCTCGGGTGCAGGCAGGAAACGGATAACTGCAAAACCGTTTCCAGTTTTGTCCATTTCAGGTTTCCAGAGACGCTCATCAGCGCCACCAGAAGTTGTACTCATCTTCTCTACTTCCTTTACCAGTTTCTGAGTCAGAGAACCAAGAGAAGATTGTTTTTTAAGATCAGCAAAAGACATTCGGATTACCTCGGATGTGTACGGATTTGGCTTGTGTGTACCTTGTTATTCTACAGGTCGGAACCAGTCTTGTCAATCTGTTCCTTCATCACTTCAAGCATTTTGGACATGTTATTTAAAATAATATTCATATCAACATTGGGTGGAAGACCCATCATTGTTGCAGATTGTGTAACTCTTTCCTTCATCTCAATCGCTTCAGGATCATCAGATAAACTCAAGCGAGTATAAAGAACTTTTTGTTTCTCAAGAAGTTTTTCCAGAAGTTCGACGTGTTTCAGTTTATCTTCTTTTGTCATCGTGGGAAACTTGAAGACGTTTGAATAAACTTCTTCTTGCATCTCACTGATTTCAGACATCTCTGCGCGGACAACTTCAGACTTAAAGAAACTCATTTTTCTCCCAAAACAACTTCTTTCAAAATATTTTTATAACGTGGTACATCAATATTTAGAAATGAAGAATATTTTTTTATTCTCATACTGACGGTTTCCCACACAGGATCTTTTAATTGATTATCAAAATCTTTCCCGAACAGGAATATTTTATCATAGATTACTAGGGTTTCTATACTAATACTCCCGTTCAGGAACTTTTTTAGAACTGGGGGATGACCCTTAGAGCAATCAAAAATATCATCTACTTTTTTATTTTCAAATAAACTTTGAGTTTCTTCTTTGAAAATATAAGAAAGTGATTGATTTCTTTTTTTCCAATCAGAGTATCTACCTTCACCTTCACGTATCATTTCTCCTATCCAAAGCTTACTTGGATCAGTGCAGGTGATAAAGTTTGATACAAAGAAATCAATAACTTCTTGATCTGTTTTGTTTCTAGATACTTTCTCAAACCAAAAACGATCTTTACGTTTGTAGAAAGATTGTACTGTAGCACGACTTTTACCACAATACTTATGGTAGTCATAACTGTCTTTGGTGAAGTGATTCTTCAAAGACAGATAGCATTTATAGGCATCAAATGGCATCATTCATCAAAGTGGTAGTTTCGCTCTAGAGCTCCTCTTCAGAAAGTTTAACTCCATTGCTTCATATTTAATCTTTTCCTTAAGTGGTTTTGAAATCAACTTAGGAACTGATTCAACATCAATATTATTTTTTTCACAAAAGAAAATGATCGCATCAATATAATTCATGTCATCGTTAACATGAACTAACGATTCAATTTCTTGTGCAAATCTTGATGGGCAGAAGAATTTGCTTTCTAGTGCTTTCTCTAATTCATTCTCCATCTGACCCAGTATTGTGATGTACAAATTCTTTAATATAACGTACTAATAATTTAATATAATCCCCTTTGTTCCTTTTGTCAAATACTTTGACTTCACCACCAGGAGTTACCATTAAAGTAATAAGTTTTTTGATTGGGATTTTTGTCATCTCATAGTATGCAGAAGCATAAAACATTTCTTGAACGAAATAATTTTCAATCCAGGCTTCTGGTTTAATTTTAGTTGAAGTTTTGAAATCTATGACTGCCAACTCTCCTTCATATTCAGCAATACAATCAACTCTACCAGCTAATCCAAAGTATTCTGAGTAGAGTGTTCTTTCAATTGCATGAATATTATTTATCTTATCAAGTTCTGGTTTCAAATGATGAAACATAAACTTAGATGCTGGGAGATAATTGTTCCAGTCTAGTTCTTTATTCAGTAGATAGTCCTGTGCAACTTCGTGGAAATCAGTACCTCTTGCAGTTGCTTGTCTTGTGATACGATTTGCCTCTTCAAGACCAACACGTTCACGCCACTTTACAAAAATTTGACGATTATAAAATGAAGTGACTGAGGTAATAGATGGCACCCATGCTCCACTAGGAAGATTGTAGAGACGGATGCCATTTGTTTCTTTCTTTTCTAATTCAATATCACCCAAGTAATTATGATGAATAAAACTCATACACCGATTTCCATTTTTGCAAGAATATATTCTTTGACAAATCCAGAGCGAACAATATCTTCAACTCCAAATTCAATAATATCAATTGAAGGCATAATGCGAAGAACTTTCATGAAATCAATAATTCCATTCTTCTCATTCGTTTTTAGAAGATCCGATTGTGTAGCATCGCCACAGAACATGATCTTACTATTTTCACCTACACGAGTAATTATACTATCAAGTTCATGAAAATTCAAGTTTTGAAATTCATCAACGATAACGATAGCGTTGTCCAGAGTTGTGCCACGAATAAAAGAAGTACTCCAAAAACTAATCGTCCCTTGAGTTTTGAGATTACCATAGAGCATTTCAAAATCTGCTTCTGTTGGTAGTTCAAACATATACTTTACCATATTCTTATATGGAATCTGGTAAAGAGAAGACTTGTCTTCATGATCTCCAGGAAGGAAACCAATCTCACGAGTAGCAACAAGAGACCTTACAATATAAATTTTTTCGTAAGGTGACTTTTCATTCAGAACATCTTTAAGAGCATTATAAAGAGTAATGAATGTTTTACCAGTACCTGCACAACCATATGCAACTAAGTTCTGGTCATTCTTATAGCAGCGGAAAAGTTCCTCCTGATTATCTGTCAGAGGTTCAATCGTCCGCATTAAGTCTGAGTTGATTGGTTTTTTTCTTTTCATTTGTTTGTTGCTCATTCCAAATGGAACTGGAGACTTGGGAGTGTTTCTTTTTGCTGGCATTTTTAAACAGGTCTTACGTTGGAACCAGGTGCTTTTGATGCTTTACGGAGAACTTCATTCCATCCAGGATGTTTAACCCTGAGTTTGTCATAGATTTCTCCAATTTCACCAAAGTTTGGAAAGGTGGATGGGTCAGAGTAATCTCTCTCCCAATCTGGATTATCCACTTTCCACTGATCCCAATCGTGAACACTCATCTTGACTTCTTTTTGTTCACCAGTTTCTTTATTAATAACGGGATATACTGCCATAAATTTCAATAAACTGTAAGAATATTTATTCAATAGTGATAGAAGGTGCATCTACACAATCAGTACAACCCTCACGAGTCCAACCGAGTGCTTCAGATACAGCAGGAAACTGACACGTAAAGATGCAGCGAATCAACTCTGCAATCTCCATATGTTCCTTCTGTGTTCCATGTGCAGAACGAAGATCGATATAATGGATCCACGACCTTACAGAACCGGTCATATAGAGTCTTGTAGGCGTCGCTAGAGGCAGTACAAACCTAGCACACTCCTTTGCTACTCCAGCATCCAGGAGACGCTTGTAGATGCGTAGAGAGTGCTCAAAGTGAACGCGAATATCTTCACCAAGAACCAGTTTCAAATAGTCTGGAATGTTATCAATACTATTCTGACGATTCTTATCATCCTGACGACGAAGTTCAGGAAGAGGAATAGACTTACCAAGAAGAGTGCTATCTGCATAGCGTTGTGAAAATTCTTGATATGTGAAAGACCTATGCCGGAGAATTTGAGCTGCGATACCACGAGTTGTATTGATCTCTACAGTCATGGTTGCTTGTTCAAAGATGCTCCAGTGTTGATGCTGAATACAATACTTGAGAAGACCAGAGAACTTTTCATTCTCTTGGTTAGCAGGATTACTCACTCTTGCACAGTAAGCCATATGCTTCTCTGCATCAGGAGTAACACTAATAAGTTTTACTTCTGGTTTCATAAACTCAAAATCCGTATTTTCAATCATAACATCCTCAATAATTGATAATTTTTGTGATGATTTCTATCACCTTTGTATGTCTTATGTAAATTTTGCTTTGATAAATTGTGGTTCAAACAAAAATTAGAAAGATTACTCACTTCTATTATATCACCACTAGGAATCTTAACCAACCATTTTCTAGAGTTATCTGGCATTTTAAAAACATTATTTCTAATAGCATCTTCTATGTTTTCCTTTATTGTCCCCCACTTTAGATTAGACAAAGAGTTATTTTCTTTATTATCATCTAAATGTCTAACTATTTCATATTTGTGTGGATTTGGAATAAATGCCATAGCAAGAAGTTGATGCAATCCTTTATGCTTCCTTTTTCCCTCTAAGTTATACAAAGTAAAAGCATAATATCCCCTCTTGTTTTTATGTCCATTAATATATTTTTTAAGTTTAGTAGAGTAAATCTTTCCATCTGGATATATTTTATAGTGAGGATACTCATCAAGTACTTTAAAGTCCGTCTCCATCATCATCGTTAATTAATTGGTATGATTTATTTATACGATTAATCACATCATCGTCATAGTCATCATCATCTCCATCATAAAATACTTCGTCGTAATCAGAAATGTAAGGTGCTACTTCTTCATAAGATGCTTTGTAAGAGTCTACGTCTGAATAAACTTCTGACTTTAGACACTCTACCAGAGACTCAAGGTTTCTCACAATTAATTTGAGTTTTTCTCTGTCCATTTTTTATAAAGTCTAACGATTTTATTATACACAAAAAAAGAGGGGTAGTCAACCCCTCACAACGACTATTCTAAAATGCTCCTACATATTTTTTTACATGTTCCCCAATCATCATTACATTCAATTATGCAGTTATAATAATCATTTAGTAAATCAGATTCATCTGATGCATTATCTAAATTATTATTTAAGTTATTAATACTTTGTTGCCATCCAGCCAGTTGATTGTAAGACACAAGGTTGTGCATAATAACCTCCACGCACAAGGACAATCATAATAAAGATTTGATTTTCAGATCACTTTTCTCACCTCTTTATTCTACCACTATCTATATGAATTGTCAGGGATTCTTAACAAAAATTTATGCCTACTAGTTTATACCTATAAAAAAAGAGGGAGAATTAATCTCCCTCAAACTTAAACATTTTTTCAAACCACTCATCTAGATGAATGGTATAACAAGACCAATAATTACAACCTCTGTATGTTAATTGATAACAAGCAGGAGGTCTGTTGTCCTTATCCATATCATCATAATGATATGTGTAGTTTTCCATTACTTATTCAGCAATAGAACTTCTGCATAAATTAAAAAAATGAATGCTGTTGATGCTCCAGTAATTGCAGCAATTGTAGCAATCATTTGTGACCCTCCTTTACATACTTAACACCACGATAGGTTTCGTTGTATTGTTGGGGTTGTTGCATCATCTGTTGTTGATACTCAATACGCTTTTGAGTATCATATTCTACACCGCGATAAACTACTTTCGACATTGGTTTTCTCCTAAAGAAATGAGATGGTTAGTCCCGTTCCTTCAGTCGGCTTTTGCGTCTATGGGACAAGTTTTTGGAGAGACTTGTTTGAGCTCCCAAATTAATTCATTTTTTGCTTGTTTGGGAATGTCTGTTTTCAGAACTCTCCCTGCCATTAATTGTGCTTGCAAACAAGTTAAAATGACTGTTTCCATAGATGAACGATCCGTTCCGAGTCGGCTTACTTGCGTCCTATTTGATTGTTTAGCACCTTTGAATAAAATCCTTTCGGAGTTCTAAAAGCAATCGGTCTTCCATTCGTTGGTGGACTACATCGTCGTTTTTAACGATGTCCATTAGTTCCCACGCTGCGTCACAACTTATAGTCACAGGATATAGATTCTGTGTAAGTCGTGGCGTTGAAACAGAAAGAAGTGGAACCCATGCTAAAAGCAAAAGTGCTTTAGTCATAGGATGAACGTTAGGAGATTATTATACTCCTATTCGTACTATTTAGTCAAATATGTGTGTATTTCCTGATACAATTTTATAATGTCTTAATCTCTGGTTCTCCAGTCATCAGGTTTATCTTCAGAGAAGAAATCAATAATGTCATCAGCACCACGAAATCTATTTCTGTGATTTGATGGATCAGGATCTCCAAGATCCAAAGCATTCATAAAATCATCAAGACTACCTTCCTGCATATCAGGATTAGCTGCACGGCGTCTTGCTTGTCTTAAAAGAGTTGCAGCAGATCTATTTGCTTTTGCTAATTTTTCTGCCCAGATCATATCACTTAACTCTACAGATTCGCCTTTTACAATTCGTTCGCAGATTGCTTCAAGACGAAGGCGGTATTGTGTAGAGAGCATATACTTCTCCAGATATAGTGTATTTAGTTAACGCTCAATATAACTTAGAGTGTGATCTTGAGCATAGAGTTGTTGAATAATAATATCGCATCCAATTTTTGGATTGCAGTCTCCGCAAGTATAAACGTCAACTGCTGCCTTACCTTCTTCAGGCCAAGTATGGATGCTGATGTGACTTTCAGATAACAAACAAATAACAGTTACTCCCTGTGGTTCAAACTTCTTTGAGATAGTTTGAATCACAGTTGCACCACTTGCTACTGCTGCGTTTTCCAATAAGTCAATAAGACAACGCTCGTTATCTAAAAGAACAAACGAGCAACCATAAAGGTTAAGTAAGTAATGTTTTCCCATTATTCAATTGCTTCAGAATCTATCCCATATTCGTTAATTAGTTTATCAATCTTTGTTTCTTGTCCAGAAAGTTTTTCAATTTCAAAGATTGATGATTTTTGATACTTTTTAAGTTTCTTATATTCCTTAATAAGTTTCTCTACTTCTCTGTTTTTAATATAAAGTTTAAATTCTTTATCTTTTGCAGGTTTTGCAAAACCCTTAAAACCTTCATTCATCTTCCTTTCTTTTTCTTCTCAGGTTGTTTGTATCCCCAAAGTTTGGGATTAACTGATCCATATCCAAAATCAATCTTCTGGACAGCACCTTTTCCATATTTGTCGTAGTACATATCAAAAAGTTTTGAAACTTTACTGCATCTGGTGAGATCCATATATTGAACACCATCTACAATATACCAAATGAGCCTAGCATCATTTGGAAAACTCTTATCTTTTGCTGCTTCAAGCGTTGTTTTTTCAAGAAGAATTTGACACCCATAATCAGACTGATCAACATATTTTACATCTGATTCATATGATGACATATCTTTCTCCTCGCTAACTGCTACTGTCACGAACGACCACCCCACTGAATATCGGGGTATGCTTCTGCTACTGTTTCTTTAGTGATCTTGTATTTAGATTCAAGATTTTTGTCCTTAACAAGAATTAACAACTCAGCTTCCATAGGATGAAGAGCACGAAGAAGGTTGATAAACATCATTTCTCTTCGAATATTATTCAGAGATCTATTACCACCTTTTACATAGTGATAAAGATTTTGATACTCTCTACGAAGAGAGGTGCGACCTCTACCATCCAGGTCTTGGCCAGTTGCAGACTCTCCCCCAGAAGCTTCTTTTCTCAGATTGTCAGAAAGAGTTCCAGAGTAAACAGTTTGATCATTAGCATCTGCATAAGGAACATCACCGTCAGGAAGAAGACTAACTACAGAATCATCAAAGTTCCAAATAAGGATTGATTTAAGAGCAGGATTTGCATACTCTTTAAGAATCTCAACCTTTTTTGCATTAGAACGCTGGGAACTTGCAAGAGCAAGAATCTCATGTTGAAATGGATTTGTAGGGAGTTTTGAACTTTGAGTATTCGAAGTCTTTTTACTCGTCGTCTTCGTAGTCTTCGTCGTCGTAGTCATAATTGTTTTCAAATCGTACTGCTAAAATTTCATCAGGAAGCACATTCCCGTTTTCGTCAAACATCTCTGGATGCGTGTATGCAATGTTGTTGGTGTAGAAATGTTCTTTTGCTAACCATCCTACCACACCTCCAACAAAAAAGAACATTATTGAAATGAGAGTACTGATGGTGAGAGTTACTGCTAACATCGTTTTTCTCCAGAGAACTTTATTTTTTCCTGATATCCAAGTAGAAGTTCAGGTGTAAAACAAACTCTCTGCGGAAAAGAGTGAGCATTTTACCAAACTTTACTTGAAAAGTTTTTGGTGCTTCGGATCTTCTTCTCCTATTACGTAACAGTAATTCAACTCCCCGATTGATTTCGGGTTCTGACTTATTTAGAGATCTTTTTTCGTCGTCCAGGTCGTCTATCATAACTATATTTTTTAGCATCATCTAAGATGCCGCACAAATAATTTTTAATTTTTCTTGCTTGTGGTTTTGGAATATGTCCATAACCTTCGCGGAGTTGTTTATGCATTTCATCCGATCCACCTTCAAGGTATTCATCAAGATCTATTACAAGACTGTTGATTTCACTTGCAGTTGAACTTCCAATAAACTCATCAACTTCAGTTTTTTTAGCTCCGCGAACTTTCAGATAATCATAAAATTTTAGAATGAACTGCCCATTAAAAGCATAGTCAATTGCTTTCTCAACATCGTTATAGATTTCAAGATTACTATTTTCCATTAAACTAGATTTTGCTCCTTAAGATATGAGACTGTATCAGAACAACCCCCAAGATGAGTGTCATCAACAACTACTTGAGGAAAAGTAGAACCTTGTCCAAATTCTGCATAAAATTCTTCTCGGTTAAAGTCAACACCAAGTTTATAAACCACATATTGCAACTCTGCTAATTGTAGCACCTGTTCTACTTTTGTGCAATATGGACAACCATCTTTTGAATAAACTGTGAACTTCATAGTATTTTTAGTGTTTTGATTTTTATTTAGATAATATAGTTGTGGCCAAGTATCACGAATAATTTCTGCTAGTTTGTATGGTGTTTGTGTTGTTATCATTCCAGTGTCTTACTGCGTTTGCGATAATGGCAATATTAGTAATGAGATAAGTGACAAATATAAGAGTCCGTATACAAGCAATGATATCTGATTCTTTGTCATTTTTCCCCGACTTTTCTCCTAATGCTTTTGACCATAAACGCCAGAGTGTTTTTCTTTTCTTCATGGAGTTAAAAAAAGACCCCTACAAGGGGTCTTAATATTATACCACATATTTAGAGAGCATTACCACGAGGTAACACTTCTTCAGGGAACACAAAGTTCTCATGAGGTTGGTCTACTGGTGCCATCCAGGCACGGAGACCTTCATTCAGAAGAATGTTCTTTGTGTAGAACGTTTCAAACTCAGGATCCTCTGCCGCACGAATCTCTTGAGATACAAAGTCGTAAGCACGAAGATTAAGAGCGAGTCCAATAATACCGATAGAACTTGTCCAGAGACCCATGACGGGAACAAAGAGCATAAAGAAATGCAACCAACGCTTGTTACTAAAAGCA